TTCACCAGTAGCCGGATTAATACCTATATCATACCAACCCTTACCAACACCCTCTATAAGATTGCCTTGTCGATCATAGAAAGCACCCTCACGCCACATGTCCTCATAACGCTCCGCTTCCAAACCAACAGCATCAACAGCCCGCTGCTCCTCAGCCTGCATGAATTCCATCTGAAGATCCACCAAATCTTTTTCCTGACGGGCAGCATTAGCCTCACCAATAGTCATACCAGCATAAGGACCCGAAGTCATAAACCCATAAGGTCTACCAGTAGCAGGATTGATACCCTGCGCTAAACGATCCAACTCGGATTCACCAGCAGTAAACTCTTCCCCCGCTATACGCTCACCAGTTTGATAAGCCATCTCACCAATAGGAATATCTCCACGCATACCGCCAAATATGGCGTTAGCATCAGCCCCAAGATATTCGGCTACATCCCTAGCAGACAAAGCATCCTCACGCACCTCAGCACGCCTATCAGCCGTATCAATCTCAGCGCCCAAAATAATCTCAATAGCCTTACTTACAAGATCAGACTTGTAGCCTGCCATAATGTTAGTAAGCATCGCGTCACGGTCATCTTTAGCCAACTTACCTATACGGTAAAGAGAATCAATGTACTGGTATTGGGCATCTATCTGATCCCCATACAAAGTATCTATAGTGTCGAACTCCATTTGAGAAGAAACAATACCTTCGTTCAAAGCAAGGTTGCCTATAATAGCCTTGTCTGCTGCACGAGCAGTCTTGGATTTAGATTTTTCATCTGTCCAAGTTGCAAGAAGACGATCCATCTCACCCTCTTTAAGAGGTTCACCCGTCATAGGATCTAACACAGTGTACTGATTAGCGAAAGTAGCATCTAACTGCTTCTGAGCCTCGCTTTGAATTATATCAATTTGTTCAATACCAGAATCTCTAGCAGCATTAGTAGCATTAGTGATTTCATCTAATCTGCGTTGGATAACATCCAACGCTTCAGTTTGACTGTCAACAAAATTGCCAACAGCAGTCATTTCTGGTTTTGTTTCTGTAGGCCCACCAAAATCAGTTGGACCTGTTGGACCTGTTGGACCTGTTGGACCAGTAGGACCAGTAGGACTAGTAGTTATTGTAGGCGCAGTGTATTGTTGTTGAAATTCAGGTGAATCCATCCAAGGTAATGTCGCTGAACCAGTATCAGCCAACCTTTGTTGAGCCGCTGAAATCTCAGAACCAAAATCTTGCATAACATCAGACTCAGGACCTTGACCGGCAAGGTAATTAAACCAATCTTCCGTACCAACAACATTCAAAAAATCATCCAACTGTTGTTGAGTGCCACCACCCTCTAAAAAATCTGTAGCAGCCTGTTCCCTCATCGCTATACGAGGATCAGCAACCATCTCACCAGCATCAAACGCTGCTTGAGTCATCTCCTCAGGAACCGTAGTAGTCGTTTTTGGTACAGTATTAAACACATTAACAGGATCTATTAAATCGACACCAAACCTGTTTTGATCAATCATTTGATCCATCCACTGATCATTAGTCAAAGCAGCAGGTGGAGGAGGTGCAGCAGGAGAGGGAACTGGATCGCCCCACTCCGTTCCAGCAAGAGCCGCTTCTATAGCAGCCTCATCCGGCTCAAAAGGACTAGCAGGAGGAGCCCAAGGGGTTCCAGCCACCGCCGCTGCTAAAGCAGCCTTATCAATCTCAAAAGGACTAGTAGCAGGAGGACGAGTCACAGACCTTTTAGGTTTTCCCATCTGTTCAGCAAGTCTTAAAGCAGCCTCTACATCAAAACCCTGACCAAATCCACCCATTAGTAACTAGCCTCCCTAATCTGAGTAGCACGCTCCGCACGATCCGCAGCCGCATCAAAATCACGACCATACGCACTACCAAAATATTCGTTATACGCACCAACATTCTCAGCCGTCAAATTAAACAACGCATCCTGCAACGCCATATCAGTATCACCCAACGTCGTATACAAATTCTCAAAATAATTAGTCAAACCACGATTACGCAAACCAGAATCCTGCAAACCCCTCCGAGCGTAACCAGTGTTCAACTTATGCAAAGCATCAGGAACACCCCTGTTGATATCATACCTCTGACGATCAGCCGCACCCGTAGCCCTCTTCTTCTGATACGTTGTACCAGCCAAAGCAGTAGCCAAACGAGTAGCAGGAGAAGTCCCCAACGGGTCCCTCACATTATAATCAGCCAAAGGATTGTACGCCATTATTAGTTAAAAACCTGACCCGCAATGACAAGAGTGGCAGTGTCTACAACAACATTGAGAACAACAGCCCCCTCCGACCCACCGCCGCTGAGAGCAGTACCAGCAGTTACATCCGAAATGTCGCCCGTACTGGTCTGTGTTATACGTTGGTTTATTCTCTGTACGCTCATTGCAACACTCCTTATCCAAAGTAGGTGATCTGAATATCAGAATCTGAAGACCCAGCCCTGATGAACTTCACATCATCTATATCATTTTCATACAAATCCATAACGCTGTATGGATTTAAATAGTGGCCTACAGAAGCAGTTGGGGTTCCCCACCTGACTCTAATCGGTTCAGCACCATTAGTTATCATTGCCGCAACAGCACCAGTAGCCCGTGTGCAAGCAACAGCAACACTAGAAACTGTTAACTGTTGATCACCTATAGACTCCCCATACTGAGAAGCGTTATATCTTATTCCTGACATTTAATCTCTCTTCCCAAAAATGTTTAAACGATTCGCATCTATTAAACTGTCCATTTCTTGTATCTTCTGTTGTATCTTTCTTAACTCAAACTCAAGTGATCTAGCGTTATCGCCTACCATTTTTCGTGTTGGTCGATAAGTTAAAGTCATTACTCTGCTGCTACCTTCGCTGCTTCCTCCGCTGCTTTCGCTGCTGCCGTAGGAGGATCATCAGGGAAAACAACTTCGGACACCTTGGTGAAACCAGTAGGTAGGTCACGTAGTTCTTGACGGTATGCCGCCCATTCCTCAACAGTGTGCGACCCTAGGGTTGCGTCTGCTATTTGAGTCCAGTCAGTTTGACTCAACTTTGCGTTGCGTTCCATTCTGACCATACTGAAATCGAGATCCGCTGCTGCTCGTCTGTCTTCCAGTTCTTGTATTTCTTCAGCCGTGAGTTCGATGTATTCACCGTCTACGACCTTATATTTTGGTTCTGCCATTATACTGCTCCGTTTATTCCATATAGTGTAAAAGTACTGTGTGCCACAAAATTATTCCCTCCTGCGGAAAGAGTAAACTGGTCTATAGCCGCCGTGTTCATAAACACACCTGATGTCTGACCCGTAATCCACCGATTATCTGTATCGTCATTTCCCACCCATCCCCATTGAGCGAGTATTTGTGTGTTGTTGCTTGTGTTTGCATAATTAGGAATCCAAATTTCAATAGTGGCAAAATCGTCAGACGAAGCCTCAGCCGCATTAACATAAATATACTTTATAGAACTATAACTGGTAACATCGGCTGCTACTGGTGGATTAGCCCAGCCATATATTGAAGTGGTACCATAACTGGTTCCCGTTACGCCATTGAATGTCAACTCACACGCATCTACCCAAGAAACTTGGTCAGTTTTAGCGGATGCTACAAAATACAAATGGTCATACGTACTAGGTATAGAAGTTTTATCAAACGACGATGCTGTTCCAGATAACTCTGTGTGTTGTATCAAATTGAAAACTGCCATTACGAATCCTTTATCCCATAAAGAGTCATTTCTGTACCTGACACAAAATTACCACCACCTGGCATCAGTTTAATGTTGGTCACCGCAACCGTAGAATCCCATGTGCCGTTTTGTAATGCTATTTTTGAATCGTTCCTGCCGAACCCTCCACCAACCATCTGCATACTGGTGTTTTTGTTAGTGTTAGCGTAATCAGCGATAAAAATAGTCATGTAACCAAAAAATTCGTACATTAAAGCATTTGAACCGTACATCACGTCATATTGTCTTAAATAAGTTTGACTAACTGCTGCGCCTGAAAGTTCTGAAGTTGCGCTTTGACCTGTCATGTAACAAATACTGTAATTACTTCCAGTGTCTACACTGCTGTTACCTATTTGTACATCAACTGCAAGAGCATCAGAAGTATGGTCGCCTTTCATGTTGCAAGCAAGTTGCAAATGATTGTAAGTAGCAGGAATACTCGTAAACTCAAAAGATGTGGCACCACCAGAGTGATTTTTGTTATATCTAATAGTCGAAATTGCTTCAATAAGAGCCATCAGCCAACCACCAACTTAGGTAGAACACCGAAAATGTCGAAACGTGAACCTGATTGCCAACCAGTAGTAGTCTTAAAAGTTATCGAAGTGATAGCCTTCTGCATGTCACCTGCACCGTAGTAAACGTCTGCACTGTCAACATTGCCGTAAATCATAGTTGTCATCGTGGTACCAGCACTTGTGTCGTTGTCACAATGTGCGCTTTGAGTAGCCACAGTTTTACAATAACCAGCATTTATACTATGTATTCTCATAAAAGTTGTACCAAATGTATTAGCCAAACCAGTAGATCCCGGGCAAGTTATAAGATAAGAGTTTTGTTGTTCAAAAGCCAGAGTTGCACTACCATCATCTCTGAGTGCTTGTCGCCTGTAATGAGCCGCAGTAGTGTCCCCATTGAAAAATACTTGTGGATATGTCTGTGCAGAGCCACTAGCCTCACTTCTTAGAGACATAACCAAAACAAGATCCTGATACTGTGACCAGTTGTTACAACCAGTCGTAGAACTAAGAGTAATGTCTGTAGTCCCTGTTCCTGTTTCTACATGAGTAGCACACGCCACCCATGCTTCACCCTCAGTGAGAGTGTGGTCAACAATATATGCTGGGTTAGCCGTGTTGTATGTTGTTCCCATCAGGCAACCTCATATCTGATTGCTACGAGTCCCGCAGAGCCGCCACCCCAAACCTCTGAAAAACCTGCTCCACCGCCACCTGAACCAGTGTTAATAGCGCCACTGTAAGCATAATTTTGAACCGAACTAGTGTAAGTCATTCCTCGACCACCAACACCGCTAGTGCTACCCGAACCAGCGGGACCTCCTGAGTAGCCTGCGCCTGAACCGCCAGCAGCCATCGGAGAAGAAGTATAACCATCTTGTGTTATGGCAGCATAAGTTGTATTTCCACCAGCACCAGAAGTTGAACCTGTTACCCCGCCTCCTACCGCAGAACTACCGCCACCACCACCGCCAAGGGCGCTAGTTGAACCTGCGCCTGCGTCACCACCTGCATAACCTCCAGCGCCACCTGTTCCACCAGAGGAACTAGAGTGCATACCACCACCGCCGCCACCAGATTGGTCGCTCGAACCTGTAGTACCAGCACCGCCGTTAGCGTTAGCGCCTGATGATGAAGAACCACCACCAGCAGCACCCCCATTAGCAGTGATACTAAATGCGGATGAATTACCGCCTACATTACCTAAACCGTCATTAGTGGACGAGATACCAGTCTTACCTCCAACACCAACAGTTATAGTGTAATTAGTTGCCGCAGTAATAGCCACTGTGCCAGTTTCAATAGCAGCAGCACCACCGCCACCGCCAACAGCGCTTGTAGTCGGACCGCCGCCGCCTCCACCGCCGCCAACAATTAAATAAGTAACGTCGCCTCCACCAGTAATCACTTCAAACGTTCCGCTACCTTGAAAATAGTGAACACGATACGTTGTGCCACTGTCAGTGTATTGTGAAACAATCCCACCAAAAGCAGTAATCGGACCACCGCCACCAGCCAAACCGCCGTTCATCCACGCAGAAACAGCCGTAGACGGATTAGCCTTCGGCAAATCCTTACGACCCTTCCACGTAGAAACCGCAGTACTAGGGTTAGTCCTATCTTGTCGAAACACTATAAGACCTCTTAAGCAGTTATTCTATTTACAAAACCATTAATGTTAATAACATTACCTGTAGCAGCAAATGCTTTAACATACAAACTGTCCATTAGCAAAAAGCCGGGAACTATAAGAGTCATACCTGAATCAGCGGCAAGTTCCAACTCAATCAAGTCATCCTGATCTGTTGTGTTGCCGTATTCAATAGTCAACACAACCGCTGATGCGGAAGTATTGCAAGCATAAACCCATATCTCGTCCATGTTTGTGGTGCCTGCACCAGCCTGATGAACCGTAACAGAAGCACCTGTGCCAGTACCTGTTACTGATATGTTCCTGCCATCATCACTGCCTGACAGTTTTACTTTTGAATATGTCGCCATATTACCTTTCCTTTATTTAACTGAAAATTTGATTATTCAGAAGTAGTTGATCGTTGTTAGTAGTTACAGAAATAGCAGGAGTAGCGCCCCCTGAAGAAACAATAGGAGCCGTACCCGTGACAGAAGTTACACTGCTGCCTGAAAGTGCTACTGTTCCCGTAGCATCAGGGAACGTAATAATCTTGTCCGAACTGGGATCTGTAATAGCAAAAGTAGTAGTATGCCCATTACCAGTAGTAGCACCAGTAAACTCCATTGGGCTAGCACCCTGAAAAGTAGCCTTAGCCTGAAAAGTACTAGTCTGAACCTGAAGAAGAGTACCCGCAATTGTGGTTAAAGAACCACTAACAGACAATGTGGGCGTTTGAGCCGCCCAATTAACAATGGTATCAAAATTAGCGTTCATTTGGGTGGCTACAATCTTAGCCCCAGCAGAGAAAGTATTAGGTATTACTATCGCTCCCATTTAACGCAATCTCCTAGTTCTATACATGCCAACAACCGAAGTCACACCCCACTTGCCTGTAGCATCAGCAGCAGGAAATGACGCAAACCTCAAACTAATAGCCTTCGCTGTCCCAATTGACCCCCAACGGACAACCAAATACTTGTCTGTGGTGCCTTCTTGCGCCCATTCAGACGTATCCCATATACCGTTACCGGAACCAGTAGGGTCAGAATCCCAAGTAGCCTGCGTTATACCAGTAAAAGCACCTGATTGAACTTGTGAAGAAGACGCTAAATTGTAATCTTTATATGCATACATGCTTAAAGCAACACTATTATCAGACAGCAAAACAGTTCTTGTTTTGCCCCACCTTTTCAAAAATGTAGGACGATTACCTTCAAACCAACTTGTCTGATAATAAGAATTAATAACATTAACAGCAGCAGCACCATAATCATCAGTGTCCACATTCTGATCTATTTTCGCTATCCTTACAGGCTTATAAGCAGCCCCTGCCTCTATCTCAGATACAACCGCTATAGGAGAATGAGCCTCACCACTAGGACGATACGACAACATTGCACGAGCATTAATGTCATAACGCACCCAAGCACCCGTGTTACCTAAACTAGGATCCCACATAAACACATTTCTACGGTTTGCTTGTTGAGATTCAGAAATGTTCTCAGCCGACTGATAATCAACGGAAACCCACAGTTTCTCGTCATACCACATCAAAGAAGGAGCATTATCTAGACTTAAAGCAGGGTTGCCAAGATCATAAGTCATAGCAGGATATATGCGTTCAAACACATACACAGGCTCATTGTCAGGGTTTTGTATCAGATACACTCCCTTTTCTGCATACCAGAAAAAGATCCCTTGTCTACCAGCCGTAGGCTGGCAACCATCACGGTTACCCACCGCTCTTGTAAGATTACGCACTTCAAAAGTGTCTCTATCAAAACCATAAATAGCGTAAACAGCGTTCTGTTTAAACACTAAAAGACGATCCTGATCGGAAATAATTCCCGTTATGAAATCTCCATCTTCACCCAAATCAATGTCTATATAATCGTTTTCGCTCCAATCATCACCATCATTAGTTTTAGAAAAACGAACCCGATTAGGATTATCGTCCTGAGTGGTTTCTGTTAAATGTGCTGCCCACACCATTTCATTCCATGTGGCAACATACCTAGCACAAGGGAAATAGCCGTTGCCATAAGCCCATATTCCCATAACAGCATTAGTTCCATCCCAACGCAACACACTATAAGCAGGTGTGTTAGTAGGAGCAGTTATTCCAGAACCATTAGTGTAATAAGTAAAATTATTAAAAGTCACACCCTGTGGAGAACGATCACCAGTAAATTCCACATCCGCACTACCGCTCTGAATAGTGCCATCAAAATTACCATCAGCACCAGTGTTATACATCATCACTGTTGTGCCTTTTACACTGTCATAAACACTTGCCAAAACCTGATTCTGACCAGATTCATAATGAACATTCAAACCCGTAATATCATTAGTAATCGCAGTAGGATTAATACGCTTAATACCATCCCTGCGACGCACACCACCCCTAGGATCAACAGAAACATTCAACATCTCAGGAGATTCAGTCTCACCAAGATTAAACTGATCAGCCCTGAAGTTTAAACCGCCAGTGAAATTAGATTTCTCATCATAACGGTACGATTCAGTAGTAGGAGGAGGAGGTAAAGATACGTTTAAACCCATTTACCATTCCCACGAATAACGTAAACGATTAGGAAGAATGGAATTGGCTCGCCAACGACTAGCATTAACAGAATTTAACAACACAGGCTGCGGAGCAGGAGTGTCCTCAAACCTAGCACGAAGATTTTCTAATTCGCCAATAAACTGGGCGTAATACTGTTGCCCCATACCAGCATCTTCCTGCTGTTGATAAGCCCTATAAATAGCGTACAACGCTAAAACATTGTCAAACGCTATAGGCAAATCAGGAGTGTCAGCATCTGATATCGCATTACGATATATCGGTGTCTGACCAGCGAAATCAACAGCGTTACGGTAACCCCTGACATAAAGGGTTTCCACACCAGTAGGTGTGGGGTACAACCTGATTGATTGCCCACTCACAGCAGCCGAAGCGCTACCACCTTGATTCCACATTGAAAAATAGTAAGGTGTGCCACCCGGAGTGCGATTCAGAGGATAAATGATATCCCCAACGTCGTAACCTATAAATTCTAAAATGTGGCTATCTGTTTTTATTGCAGCAACTTCTTTTAAACTCAGATTAGTTGGCGCTGAACCACCAGCAAAAGCAACACCATCATGTGTGATACTCATACCAGCAGAAATTTCTGCCATAGTATAATCTTTTTGACCATCCACTGTAGAAAACGACACAGCCACTTCATAAAACGGCCAACGTTTCTCTGAGTAAACAATCAGATCATACCCTTCACGAATAAATTCGTTCAAAGTAGTATCCGCTATATCCGTGGTGTCTATATCCACTACATTACGCACATAAGTGCGCATAGTACTAAGTTGCAAAACAAACCCCTACTTGGTTTTAAATCTACTTACTTTTTTAGTAGGTGTTTTCACAGGAGCCTTCTGAGGAGTAGACGTATCCGCTACTCGATGAATTCTGCGTGATGGTCCAACGGTTTGAGGCCGTGGTGACGCATCCCGGAAATTCCTGCCAGCCGCAGGTTCCCCTGCCGGTCTAGCGGTTTTCTTATACGCATGCTGTTCATACTTACTCATAATAAACTCCTGTAAAAACTACCCCTATGCCATCAAACTATGCAGGTGTTATACCATACAAGTATGCTTGACGGGCGCGGTTACTCGTAGTTAAGTTGCCGTAGCAAAGTATCTGAGAGTAAACCGCATCTGTGTCGGTTGGGCGCACGAACGGGGTTGGTTTGAACCATACGTCGCTGTGGGCCACTAACTGAAGGTACTTGGTGTTAAGCATGTACATTTTGCCTTCACCTTCGAGAGTACCATCAAATGTTATAGGACATCCCTTGAAGAGAAGATTTTGGAATCCACCATCAGCCATGTCGGTGTCAGTGTACCTAATCTGTCCATCAAGAAGACCTTCATACGCTTCGTACTGAGCCTGTCCTGTGATTATAATTGTTGGTTGGTCATTACCAACGGAAGCATCATTATATGATGTTGCCATTTTTGCAAGAGTTATTGCTCCACCAACGTTTTGAACTTGTGATCTCCACCACGAGTTGTCTCCGTCAGTAGCGTCAATACCTGCAAGACCGGCTGAACCGTCGTCATTACCAAGACCTACTAGAGCCGCTAGACCCATCCAGTCTTTACCACTGTTACCGGTACTGTTACCGAAGAACATGGTGTTCATGTTTTCAATAATAGTTTCTTGAGTTTGGAAAATTTTTCCTTCAAGAAGGTCAATGATTTGTGCTTCGCCATTGTTTTTGGCTTCTTCAATACCGTTAATTGTTACGGTGGCAGCATACTGTCTCCACTTATACTCAGCAGCGCTTATACCTGTTTGAGCAGTTGTAGAAATAGTATCTGTACCTTCGTAAGAACTAGCGGTAGAGTTTGTGCCATATATAATTGGAACGACAATATTCGCACCACCTGAAACACGCCTAATTGTCTGACCATTTGTTAAAGCGTAAAACAGTGGTCTTGCGCTGAAAATGTTGTCAGTCAGTTTAGGGATATAGTTTTTCAGAGTGGTGGAAAGAATCTCGTTAAAGTCAGCGTTTCCTGCTGCCATCTTTCTTTACCTCACTAATATCTATTTATAATTTATTTAGCAGCAAGTTCCCTTTTGGCAATTTCAAATGCCTCATGGATTGAAGACGGCTTCTCAACAGTAGAGGTTGAAGAACCCGCTTGTTTAGAACCCGTAGGTTCTACAACAGATGCGTCCCTCTTTGCTTCTGTACGTTCCTGTTCTTTTTCCAATTTGTTTGCTTTATCCGAAACTTCACCATAACGCAAATGCGTTAATGCGGCTTCTAAGTTCCCGATCTTATTTTTTAATGCATGCTGAAAAAGTTCAGATTCGTCAAAATCCCCATACTTAGTTTTCAAAGTGTCAACTTGTTGCGTTAATGCTTGTTTTTTATGCAAACGATCATAACCATCAATTCGCGCTTCAAGTTCCTTGATCTTCTTATCCGAGTTATCTGAAGTGTCCCAACTTTCATATTCCTGTTGGGCTTCCTCAGGTGTAACCCCGAAAGCCTCACCAAGAGCCTTGATTGTGCCATCTGGATCTGACTCCAAAGACTGCACTATCGCTTCTGCTTGCTGTAACCGTCTACGTTCGGAAGCCAATTCCTGCGTCTTACGTGTGTAATCCGACTGTCTTTGGTATCCGTCCCGAAGTTCATTAAGGCTGACCTCTTGATCTACTCCATCCACCTTAACAGCGTATGTTTCACCAGAAGGTTCCTCTGAAACCTCAACTGAAGACTCTGAATTGTCCACTTCCGTGGATTCCATTACATCCTCACTCATATATATTTCTCCTTTGGAGTCCTAAGGGTTGCTCCTATTAATAAATAGCGGGTTGTCCCGCTTTATGATAAATCAGGTAACCCCATGTCCATTTGTCCACGGAGTTGATCCACCAACTGGGGCGGTATTTGCCCCATACCTGCTTGCATTCCACCACCCATGCCACCCATCTGAGGAGCAGATCCGGGTACAGCGCCTTCGGCTTCTGGAACTCCGGGTGTCTGCTGCATCAAATACCTGTCAGGGTCTTTAATGTCGAACGCATTTTGCAGCACATAACGTGCTATAGCCGCCGGATCAATAATTGTACCGATCATCGGAGCCATCGCATTCATCAAAGCAACTGCCTGTTGCTTACGCACAGTGTCATTTATTGGCTGTGTAGACCCAGCCTCAACACTAAAATCATATTCGCCTACAATATCATCTCTACTATAAGGAACAAACAAATCTGCACCAGCCTTAGCAGTAACACGTACAACATGTTCACCAGTCATAAACTGTTGCATAACCTGAATAACACGACGTGCGCATTCACTAATACCAAGTTCAACAATTGCTAACTTTTCAGAAACTCTTGCATTACCAGCATCAGCAATAATAGATGCCTCAGTAGCAGTACGCCTAATCTCAGGCATTTGACCACGAGCATACTCAGAAACACCAGAAACAGTATTAATATCCTGTTCAATAATTGCAGACATATTATAAACCTCAGGAGACAAAGGAGTTTGAGGCATTGGTATAACAACCTCACTCAAAGGTTTGTTTTCATCTACAACAGGGACAAGACGACCATCTTCGTCAGATTCTAACGCTTCACGACCTTCAGGACCAAACGAACGCTCATGATACAAATATTTTCTAGCGTAACGTTTACGAGCATTCACTAATTGTGTACGAGTCATGTCTAATTCTAATTGCAGAGACTCTATTGATTCAAGATCACCCATTGGGTAAAAATAGTCAGGAACGTCATAATTTCGTAACATCACAAAAGGCTGACCATAAGCGTAAGGCATAGCCATCGGATCTACTAAAAATTCGTCACTCTCTAAAGTGAACACAGACATAGTGTTCTCTTCAATGTCATAAAACTCGTAGATCGCTACTCGATCCACCTCAGTTAAATACTCTTCCTGAACAGTCCTATCAGTGTAAGAAAGAGTCGGTGAAACCCTAGAATCAGCAGTTAACCTTTTACGAACACTAGCCTTGTAACGTTTATCTTTTTTCGCTTCTTCAACAGGACGAATAACTTTTTGACAAATCCACTGCGCATCATCTAAACATGTAGCCTCAGGGTCAATATACATATCGAAAGGAGAAATCCTTTCAATAAACGGTTGATCTTCTACAACCTCCATTGAAGAATCAGGAATACCAGCAGCGATCTGTTGATCGTTAGGCAACTCTGTTGCCAACGTAGGATCTTCAGTTGCTAAAATGTTTGCTTCTGCAACAGCCTCATCAAACATGATGCCACGTTCATTATCACTGAGCATTCTTTCCTGCTCAACAAACTTCCAACCTACCTTCAACCATCCGTGACCAAAAATTAGAAAATCTCTAACAGACCTTTGGAAAGGTTTACGGAAATCGTGATGCCTCCACGCATAATTAGTTATCGCTTCAACAAACGCTGCCCTGTCCTGATCTTCAGGTTCATTAGGGGAAACAACTATTTTAGGGTAGTTAACAGAAACACTAGGTGCAATAACATTAACAGTACTGAAAGCAAGATTAACTGCAACTAAATCATTGTTATTGATAGTGGTGTTAGGCCAATGTTTACCACGGTACAAATCCACCATGCGTATCCACAAGCCATCGTAACCCATGTCTTCCCGCCAACGAGCAGAATCTCTCAGTTTTTGGGAAATAATATTAAATTGTTCCGCACGGGATTTGCGCGCCATTAGACCTTCTCTATATTTCTACCTTGTGCTTTTGCTTCAGCAACAAGTTTATTTTCACGTTCACGTAAAGTTAAATGCTGTTCATCCGCAGGTAAACGGGAACGTGCAACCGCTCCCGTGATAACCCTCAAACCCAACAACTTTTGCCGCCACTCCCATAACTCTTCAAGTTCTTTGTCTGTTTTAGGTCCTTTATGAACCTCAACATATTCAGCGAACTCTTGAAAAGAAGCCTCGGGGGATAAAACCGCCACAGTTAACTATGGGCGTTTTGTGTGAGGAGTGTAAGTATGACCAGCCAAATCTGGTTGCGGTTGCGAAGGCTCTACATTACCAGTAGGTCCATGCTGATTGAATGGTGTTTCACGAACAGTGTTCTCGCCGTAATCGCCAGTCATATTAGCATATTTTGGGCTATCAAAACGTTGAGTAGGAGCATTAGGTATCGCAGCATCCCATAAAGGATTAGCAACTGCGGAACTACCACGTTCCATTCTATTATTTTGACCCGTAGAGCCATCTACTGTCTGTGATGCACTCGTGTGTGCAACATTTCTTGCCATTTGAACCTCCTAGGTTCTTATAAGTCTCTATACAATATGCCTAACGTGTCCCACGTACCGTATTTTGACCAATTCTCATCGATCCTTCTTCTTTTTGATTAGGCATTAGTCTCCTAAACCAATCTATTGTCCAATAATCGTCCTGTTTCGTAGTAAATTCTGGCATAAACGCATATTGGCGCATTTCATTAGCCAACGCCAAAGCCATAACACGGTCATCATGTGGGCTACCTGACATGCTTCCACGTTCATTACGCACATAAGTGCGTAACTCTGCGATAGTGAACCTGTCATGTAAAATAAGTTCTTCATTACGCAAAGCCATACCAAGATCATCAATCAACAAAGGTTTAGTAGTCCTAGTGGTTTTCCAACCAAACTCTTGAGAAACCTTAGAAGTCACCTGATTTAAACTTCTTTTACGAAAAAGATTAGGAGCGCCTAAATGACGCAACTGTGTGATCGTAGTCAAACCATGATTGTTAGACTCAACACAAGTTAAAGCATCGTTATACCATAAAGACAACAAATAAATATCGTTAGCGAAATCGTCAGGTGGAATATGCCCATGCCACACAGCAACCTGTTCACCAGTACGCACCTCCAAAACTTGGGCGCAAGAATAGTCGCCATGAACTAAACCCTCCGCAGTATCAACACCAATACAATAAGGAACATGTCCTTGAGGCTCACGCCAAACTGTAAGCATCTTTCCTAAACCTCGGAACTCTCTTATACGGCTCGTCTAAATAACCCATCTGCCCCTCCTCAATATGGTTATTCATCTCTTCTAAAGCATGCAAATCAAACACAGGGTTACCAGACTTAATAAAAGCCTCTTCAGGAGTAGTAGGATATTCCTGAGCCAACTGCCAAGGCAACATAGATTCCTGCTTAGATTCATACCATGACTGATCTCTGTCTTCCGTAGCAGACCAAGGAAAAAACATTGGTTCAAACTTATTGTTACCAGTTTCAGAACCAACCCACAGTTCGTGAAAAAAATTACCTGAACCGTTAGCAGTAGACAAACCTATAATTCTACCACCAACATCAGCGACAGGTTCTATAGAAGCCCACGCTTCCTCAGGATTCGGAAGGAACGCCCATTCGTCAACCACAACCAGCGTAGCCGACTCACCTCGAGCAGGATCGGATGCTGAAGGCATCGATGTAACCAAACTACCATTGTCAAAGCCCATTTTTTGCTGATGTTCAACAAGAGATACAGGCCCCCTTTCTAACATCCATTCCGGTAAATGTTGAAAACCATACTTGGATTTTCTCAACAATAAAACCGATTCACGCTCTGTGCGTGACAAGTCAATAATGTTCTGATCTGGATGAAAGAACGCTAACCAAAACTGGTGGGCGGCTACAAGAGTAGTCCAGCCTATTTGTCGTGCTTTGAGAGTCAGACTGTACCTTTGGTTAGTCCAATTATCTAACGCTTCTGATTGTGCATCTCTCAATTTAAAGAGTATACGTCCATGCGCAGGGTGCGCTATATGCCAATAGTTTTCTAAGAAATGTTTCTCATCTGTTATGCATCGTCGCCATTCGGCTTCTTTTTGTAATTCTGTTAAAGTTGGCATTATCCGGGATGGTTCATTAGAAACTCTTCATATTTCTCTGGTGAATCCAAGATTATCGTAGTGTACGAATAACTACCAGTATCCTTATCATCTTTTCCTAAGGTCACCGTAATGGCACCTATCAGGGTGCCAATAGCGACAAGCAAAC